AGCTAAAGGCAGGGCTAAGTATAACAAGGCTACAGGGTCTAACTTAAAAGCCCCTCAACCTGGTGGTGGTCCTAGGAAGCGTAGCTTCTGTGCTAGGATGTCAGGTAACAAAGGACCAATGAAGGACTCTAAAGGTAGACCCACTAGAAAAGCGTTAGCTCTTAGACGTTGGAAGTGTTAGATGCCTAGAAGACCAAAAGTTAATCCGTTATCTGCACAACTACGAACACTCGCTGCAACTTCTTCTGGAGACTTACAAACTTTTAAAAGCGACTTTCAATTAGACAAATCCATTAAAGATATTAAGATAGCATCATTAGAAACAGATAAGACAAACAAAGACACACGAATGAATAATACTGAAACAAAGCTTACAACTCTTGAAAATACTGCTGTAGGTATTGTGGACGGTGGTCGTGCAGGTCTTAACCATGTTGAAGCAACTCCTATAAATGGAGGTAGTGCAGCATTGTGAGTATTAGAAGAATATTTTTAAGGAGAGACACAGCAGCTAACTTTACTAGTGCTAACCCTGTACTTTCCGAAGGCGAACCAGCGTTTGATACCACTAATCAGATACTAAAGGTAGGAGATGGTGTGACTGCATGGAACTCGTTAGCACAGTTTCAAGGACCTCAAGGAGTGAAAGGAAATGATGGAGCGGACGGACAGGATGGAGCGGACGGACAGGATGGAGTACAGATTAGTAGCTACGCAAAAGCAAACCTACCCTTAAATGCTTCTGCTGGAACGAACGCTTTAGTGACTGATGGGACGATTAGCGGAACTCCTACGATGTCCTACTTTTATAATGGAGTATGGTATCGCACATTCGATAATTCAGTAATAACAAATCAAACAATCGACTTGTTTATCTTAGCAGGTCAATCGAATGCCCACGGTTCAGCAAATGTATCTGATCTTTCCTCAGCACAGGCAACCCAAGACGGTTTATTCTATACATCTTGGCATGACTCCACAGGCAACGCAGAAACAACACAAAACTATTCTACTTGGGAAACATCGCTAATAGCTGGAAGCACACGTGGGGATAGTAATAACTTGGTAAGCTCGTCTTATTTTGGACCTGAGTTGGGATTTGTTAGTCGGGCTAATGCAATTAACTTAACTACTCAACCCATCGGTATTCTTAAATACGCAGTAGGTGCATCCACCTTAAATGCTGGTACATCATTTTCCGATTGGGATACCACAGCAACAGGAAACCGAGAAGGTGATTGCTATCGTGGATTACTCTCCGCACTTTCTGACGCTACTACCAAGCTAACAAACGCTGGTTATTCTTGGAATTTTAAAGGTATGATTTGGTGGCAAGGCGAGAGTGGCTCATCTGTTAGTGGGTTAAATACTTTAATTTCCGCAGTACGAACAGTTCTAGGCAACAGTTACAATGTAACCAACACCTCTCAGTTCCCTGTTGTCATAACAAAAATTGGATACGGCACAGACTTAACTCCTGTAGCTAATGCGGATGCTTATGTTGGAATTGTGGATGCCGCAACTTTTGGTCACAGTGCTTCGCAGAATCATGTTGGTAGCATATCTGACGGAAGTTCGGATATTACAGGAAATGGTGTAAATGATATGTTCGACATTGGAGAGGCGTTTGCGGACAAAATGCAACTAGCTATATCAGGAAGCACAAACGCTGCATGGACTCCTTCTTCGATTACTACTCGCCTGTGGTTAGATATGGACGATCAGACAACCTTTACTTCGTCTGGTGGTAATGTTACAGCTATAGCGGATAAGTCGGGCAATAACTACAACTTTAATGCAGAGGGAGGTAGTACACTTACCGCAGTTAATACATCTCAGAATGGTAAGAATATACTTAGGTTTGATAACAACTCAGACGCAACTTCGTTTAGGAGTATAGCTTTTAGTTCTACGGCTGTTCATAAATGGTACTTCGTAGTTAAAGTTACAGCGTCTGATAACCATGATGCCCTAGTAACATTTACTAAAAGTAACCCCACATTACAGTTTATTATGTTTAATATGAGCGGTGGTGGGACATTCTCAGGTGATTGGTACATGAATCCTGGTATAACCATGACAGGTAACTCGACTAACTTGCTCAACCAATGGGTAATACTATCTATCGAACTAGATATACCTAACACTAGAGCTACTGTTTCTTTAAACACTACTGCTTATAACACTAACACAACACAATCAGGTCTATCCACGATGGGTGCAGGTTCTGTTAAGCTTAACGACTATCAGAACAACGCAGACTCAGATTGGGGTGAGGTGATATTCGTAGAAGACGCAACTCAATCCAACTCCGACAAGGTCGAAGGATACCTAGCACATAAGTGGGGACTGACAACAGACCTACCTTCTAACCATCCGTACAAAACATCAGCACCTTAACACTATGAAGACTTTTGAAGAACTAGGTAAATTACAAGGTTATGTAGCAGATACCTACAAATCAGCTATCGATCAGATGCACGAGACTGGTGAGTACAATCCATCACTACTGAACGGTGCTAGACAATTACTTAAAGATAACGAGATAGTATTAACAAGTGGGAAAGATACTCCCCTTAATGACCTACTCAATGAAGTACTCCCCTTTGAAGACGATATACAACTAAAGCAAAAAGTAGCTACAAAGTAATTACAACACCGAAAGAGAGAGAGTTGAAGCAGCAATGAGTATTGAAAAGCTTAAACAACTCAAGGACTTCCGTAACTTCTTATATGTAGTTTGGAAACACTTGAACCTACCTGATCCTACTGGATTACAATATGACATTGCAGACTTCATGCAACACGGTCCTAAACGATCTGTTATCATGGCTTTCCGTGGTGTAGGTAAGTCTTGGATATGTTCTGCCTATGCTGTACATCAACTCCTCCTAGACCCCACTAAGAACATCCTTGTTGTATCTGCTTCTAAGAACCGTGCTGATGACTTCTCCACCTTCACCTTGAAAATCATACACGACATTCCTGTTCTTCAAGGACTAATCCCTAAAAAGGATCAAAGGTTCTCTAAGATTGCCTTCGATGTCGGTCCTGCTCCAGCTGCTCACGCTCCTTCCGTTAAGTCACTAGGTATATCCTCTCAGTTAACAGGTAGCCGTGCTGACATCATCATTGCAGACGATATTGAAGTACCTAACAATTCTGCTACTCAAGGGATGCGTGATAAGCTAGATGAACAAGTAAAAGAGTTTGAAGCTATCTTAAAGCCCTTAGACACCTCTAGGATTCTCTTTCTAGGGACACCCCAATGCGAGGACTCTATTTATAACAAACTGCGTGAGAGGGGCTATGAGGCTCGTATATGGACCTCTGAGTATCCCAGTGAAGACTTAGTACTGAAGAACTACGATAACGATATTGCTCCGTATCTTACTGAAAAGATAACAGATGAGTCGGTAGGACGATCTACAGAACCTTCTAGGTTTACTGATCTGGACCTTGAAGAAAGAAAGTTATCGTACGGTAGGACTGGGTATGCTTTACAGTTCATGCTTAACCCTCGTCTGTCGGATGCGGATAGGTATCCTTTAAAGGTTAACGATTTAATTATAACAGATGTTGATGTAGACCTAGCTCCTGAAAAGATTATGTGGTCTTCTGATCCGTCCTTTGAAAATAAAGATATTCCTAATGTAGGTCTAGGTGGTGATAGATTTCATAAGCCCTTTAAAATTCTTGGTGATATGATTGAATATACTGGGTCTGTGTTGTCTATTGACCCTAGTGGTAGAGGTAAGGATGAAACTGGGTATGCTGTGGTTAAGATGCTTAACGGTCAACTCTTTGTTCCTGAAGCTGGTGGTCTTAAAGGTGGATACGATGAACAAACTCTTAAACAACTAGTCTACATTGCCAAGACTAATAAGGTTAACAAAATCATTATAGAGTCTAACTTTGGTGATGGTATGTTCATGGAACTTCTTAAACCTTTGTTTATGACCTCCTATCCTTGTTCCATTGAAGAAGTAAGACATAACAAACAAAAGGAACTTAGAATCATTGATGTCCTTGAACCTGTACTTAATCAACATAAACTGATTATTGATCCTTCTGTTGTTCAACAAGACTATAAGAGTGCTCAGTCCTATCCTATTGAACATCAAGCTAAGTATATGCTTATCTATCAACTATCAAGGATAACAAAGGATAAAGGTAGCCTTATTAACGATGATAGATTAGATGCTCTCTCTATTGCTGTTAACTATTGGGTAGAACAAATGAATCAAGATGTTAACAATAATATTAACTATCGTAAACAGGAACTCCTGGACAAAGAACTAACGTCCTTTGTAGATTCATTT